AAGGTCTTTGCCGCTTTCGTCGTCCGTCTCGCCGTCCAGCGCATAGCCATCGATATTTTTGGAAATGTATTTAGCAACGTAACCCGTCGCGCTGCCTTTCTCCGGGTCGATAGCCTCGGCGTGAAAGCGGGCCTTACGGGCCTTGTCGGTTGTCAGCTCGCTGCCGTCTTCCTGCCAGGCGTAGTCGCGCATAATCTCGCGCACACGCTCAGCCTGTTCCGGGCGCATAAACATGAGCATGTGCCAGTGCGGTGTTGCATCATGATGAGGCTCAGCAACGCGGATCCCGAAGATGCGAATTTCTTCGCGGTGCAGCTTGGCGCGGATTTTCTGCCAGACACTGCAGAGATAACGCTGCGTGTCGGCCGGGCTGGCACCGTTCCATTTGCGGTTACGATGCCCGGTTTTGATTGTGGCGTGATAGCGTGACGGGGCTGTCAGCGTGTAGAACTCGCCTAAAAAGCCCATTTCATTGCAGATGTTTTCGAAGCCCCTAATGCGGGTCATCAGCTCGCAGCGGCGGATCGCCGGGTTGGCCACACTGCCATCGTATTTCTCGATCAGGCTGATGCGGTTGCCTTCCTCGTCTTCCAGCTCCATTCCCTTCAGAAATTCACGGGTGCGTCGCTTCTGCTCGCGCCACTCTGAAACGGTCATGCTGCTGGCGTAGGGGGTATGCTTCTTGCTGACGTTAGCCAGGGCAATTTGAAGATGTTCACGCCATGATGCGGCCACGCGACGCAGCCTGCCTTTCCACCACTTTTCCGTCTGCATACGCAGGATTGCCGGAGTAACTTCCTCCGGGTCAAAAAGGCGCGACGTGACCTTTTCCCATAGTGGAGGCGTCTGGCTCAGCTCGCGGGTGATGGTGGCAGCGGTCATGTAAACACGGTGCGTGTATTTGTAATCTGACTCGTCGCTGGCCTGCGCGTGTGCCTGTACCAGCTCGGCGAGGATGAAATTAGCAACATCCCCGGCCAGTAGATCGACGTCGGCGCGCGCCATGTCAGGCAGTCGGTTGAAGCGGCGCATCAGATTGAAAAGCTGACCACCGGCTACAGCCGCATTGTCACGCTCAGTTGCGTTACCGCTGAGTAACTTTAATGTGCTCCCCTTCATTACCCCGACACGATATTGAGCGTTAACGATTTCAACGCGTGGCAATGTGCGCTCAACAAATGTCTTTGCTAAGTACGCATTGGCGCGGGCTGTTCCCTGCATCTTTTCCAGATCGCTGATGCGGCGTTTAACTTCAAGTTGTATCAGAGCAGGCTGCATAACGAGCAACTCCTGCGCACGCACTAAAGCCGCAATCATCTGACTGCGGCTGTGCATTTCCTCATAAGTGGGATAGGGGCTGGCAATGGCTTCCCGTGGAGCATTCCACGGGTAAGCAAATTCCTCATGCATCAGGAATTACCCTGCCGGTGTTTACTGCGATGTTCCTCAATTTCCTGGCAGGAAACGCAGCGAGTTACACCCAGATACGCGCGCCGGCGCTTTTCAGGAATTGGGGCATCACAGTCTTCACAAAATGAGGCGCTTATAGCAGGCGCGCGATTGACGATATTGGCGATATTTCGAGCCAGCATTTCATCGGTGCGCTGCTGCACGATGTCCATTGAGTCAGCCATTAGTGCGCCTCCTCGATCTGAGCCTGAATTTTTTCCGCTTCCTGATTAAGTAGCTCGGCTGCTTCGATGTGTGTCATTCCATCACTACGGATCTTCCATGCCAATACATTGAGGCGTGAGGCCATAAGTTCTGCACGAGCAAGACGCTCTTCATTGCGCGCATCATTCAGCATCATATCGAGTTCAATATATGAAGCAGGTTTACTGGTACCAGTTGATTTATTCAGCATGTAATTTTCCTTTCTTCAGGCAAAGCGAATCCCGGCGGGTTAACGCCAATTAATTGCTTTGCATTATTTAGTTCGTAATAGTCATTCGTTTGGGGAACAAACTCACAACGGCTTTCAGGTGGTTCATTGCGCGAATCAACGCGTTTCTTTCATCAGTAGTGAGATCAGTAAAATCGGCTGAGTGCCGGTCTTTACCGATGTTTGCCAGAAAGAAAATGGCACTTAAAGCACGCCTGTTATCCTGATAATTGCTGTCAGTCACATCGCGCATTTCAGCAACAAAACGGGCTACATCTTTTTCACAATTACCGCCCATCAGTTGCGCGCGAAGCAGTGCAACATGATTCAGCGCGGCAACACGTTGACCGGCTGTCAGTTCGACCAGCATGGAATCGCCTTCGATAGCCATGATTTGCCTCTCTTAGGTAATGCCTGTGCTTTTACTTCTGAATACGACGGAATTGCCGGGCTCCAGCGCTTACCGTTTTCTCCCATGATCCAGCCATGTCCGTATGACATGGATGGGCTTTGGCGTTTAAGCCTTGCTGCCAATGAGATCATAATTACCCTTCAACTCATGCCAAATGATGCACTGATACCGCTGATGGCATCGACGGTTGAGGACAGTGCCGGGTTAGCCTGAATACGCGCCTGTACCGCCATTGCAGCCAGTGTTAAGCAGCGAATACCGCTATTAACGTTTTGCAGAAGGCCACGTTTACAGTTGGCTGTCATAGGTTCTGTAGAGGTTGCGCCTGCTGCTAATTGGCCTACTTCTGCGGTGGCTTTCATGACATAAAGGGGAAATTTTTCATCAGCTACTTCGTTTACCGGCACACAGGGGAGGCAATGGATTTGCGCCAGCAGGCCATCAACCAACGTTGCGTCCTCAGTGACATCGGTAAGGGCTAAAATCTCTAAGACGGTAAGCTGATGTGGCTGGTCTGGATTCAGCTTGTTACGCAACGTTTGCGCACGCATGCCGGACTGCTTAGCGACGTCTACCATGTTGTGAGCTAACGCGAATTTGCGACAGGCATCGTCGTAATTGGTATGGGTAGAAACCTTGAAATCAAACATGCTCAGATCCTTCTCAACTTGCAAAATCAAGTTATGGTTTGATGTAGCGGCATTTGATTGCCTGCTGGCGGTTCTTCTCACGCCATGCAGCAACATTGATAAGCGGATTACCATGTTTCGTCATGGTGGTTTCTACCACTTCGCCGGTCTTACGATTAGTGCGGTTCTGCGTGTAGGTGAAAGATGGAGTAGGTGCAAGCAAGACAACGCCATTCGCAATCCATTTCTCCAGCACAGACAGGCTGATGCGGTTGGCTGCAGCAAAGTCCTGCTTAGACATGGTTGGGGATGTGGCGAGCGTGACGGCTTTGTTTACGGCGTCGTTTACCGCTTCGCTGATGGCTGGCATCAAAATCGCTGCGACATTGGCAATAAAATCTTGAGATTGCACTAAGTCAAATGCGTTCTGGCTGTTTGCATTTTCAGTATGCATAACGCAATATCTCCAGTTAAATAACGTGTTCTACGGTGTTACATGTGGTGTGTACATACGTTAGATCACAATTGTGCTCATGTAAACTACTTTTGTGGTTGGTTATGTATGCCTAACTTAGAGTCAAATGCCCAAGAAGTGATTGAGAGGTTACTTTCGGCTTATGGTGTAACGACACAGCGTGCATTGGCTGAAGCCCTCAATGTTCCCTCAAATAACGTAAGTGCATGGTCACAACGTAATAGCGTGCCTGGTAGCGCGATTATTAAGTGCGTGCTTGATACCGGCGTAGATCTGCAATGGCTTTTGAATGGAAAGCTTGCAAATGCAAACTTGGAGCGAACTATAGAGCTGCCTTCTGGCGAAGCTCTTTTGAAGGAAATCACATCCAATGGTGGCAAAGCAGTGCTGCGCAGGATCATGGATGCATATGGTTTCACCCTTCAAAAGCAACTTTGCGATCTGCTTGGCATATCATCCGGCACAGTAAGTACGTGGGTACGCAGAAATTATTTTCCTGGAGATGTAGTAGTGACTTGTGCACTCGATACAGGTGCCTCATTAGAGTGGCTCGCTACAGGGAAGGGTAAGCATCACAAAAATTGTCTTAAAGATTTAAGTGGTCATGAGATCCCGCATAAGAATTTGGCAGCAGGTGTGTTAATTGATAGCGGGACTTGGTTAGCAGATTTTAGCTTCATTAAACAACCAATTATTGAACCAATATTTATTTCAGGTAACGTCGAGGCATGGATAGTAGACCAGAGTGTTAAAGACATAAGTAACGGCCGCTGGCTAATTGGCATTGATGATAAATATGATATCTATGATATAGCATTATTGCCGGGCCGAAAGTTAAACGTGACAGGTAAGGGCAATAATTTTACATGCGGTGTCGAGGAAATAAAAGCTGCTGGTAAAGTGGTGTTAACACTGACTTGTAATTAATATGAATTGCAATTTTCATTCAGGCTTGTTCTGCTAATGTTCCAATGAATTGATAGCATGAAAAATAAAAACAACTTTTAAATTGGAGGTGCATCAAGATGGATTATTTCTGGATCACACAAAAACCGAAATCTCAGCTTAAAGAATTGGAAGAGGGCTACATTAACTCGCGGCCCTCTATAAATTACAGTTATTACAGGGAATCAGTCAAGGATATAAGAAAAGGAGATGTGTTATTCTTCTGCTCCAAAGGAATAATTTCATATATTGGAGTTACAGAAAGCTCAGTTATATATAGTGAAGATAAGGAAGGCGAACTATGGAGAGTAAAGTTTAAGCATTTTAAATTGGAAAATCCCGTTTCGATTTTAGAGCACAAAGAGTATTTGGTGGATAATAAAAAAATAAAGTACTCACCAATAACTTCTGAAGGAAAATCCCAAGAGGGTTACTGCTCTAATATCCCAGCTAATGTGGCTAATTTTTTACTCTCAAGAGCAGGCGTTTTTTTATCTAATGGTAAAGCAGTTGCATTGAAAAAAGGTTTGAACAACCGAGTGCATAACCTTGCTGAATTGCTGGTTGAACTTAAACGAAATGATGTTTTGAATGTTATAAAAAGCTATAACACATTGAATAAATCGCATTATAAATATCAGCAATCATCAACTTATGATCTTAAGTATGGACTTGAACTTTTTGCGCCAAAGGTTATATTTGGCTTCGCAGCAGCCAAAGTAATAAACAGGCCATTGTTTTCAGACGAGTTTTCAGGTGGTAATGGTACGCCGTGTTTTGAGATTTTGAAAAAATTAGGTTTTGAAATTATTGATAAAGCGGTTCCTGATGTACAAAAAAATGATGTTGAGATAAGTGAGATAAATAAAGATATTTCAGAAATTGAAGAAAACATAAACATTCCTGTGACCGAGCGCCAACAGCTTGTCGATGCAAGAATAGGGCAGGGTAAGTTTAGGCAGGATGTAATTGCATTACATAAAAAATGTATTGTAACTGGAATTGAGCTTCCTGATTTGTTGAGAGCGAGTCATATTAAACCTTGGAAAGACTCAACGAATCAGGAAAGATTAGATCCTGGAAATGGCTTACTTCTATCCGCCAGTGTTGATGTTCTTTTTGATAGAGGCTTTATAAGCTTCAAAGATAATGGCCAAATGCTCATTTCGGATAAATTACGGGGAACTGACATTTTAGAAAAGTTAGGCATTGATCCTGAAAGGAAATTCTTAATTAATCCCAGCAATGCTAAGTATCTTTATTGGCACAGAAAAACATATTCCTATCAGTAACTGCATTTTAGCAATTGCTGTATTTATGATCAGCGCTGGCGATGCCGCCATAACATCGCCACTTGCCACTATAACTTTATGATTTAAATGATTATTAATAGTATTCGGTCTTTTTTTTTGTGTGTAACGTTCAGAAACTACTTCAGAGTGCCTGAAGAAGATAAATTACTGCAGAGGGTAAGAGATTAACGTTTTCCGCACTTGTCCTCTAAAAGTAGCCGCAACAAACTGAACAGACAGACGCCTGCGTTTGCAGGCGTTAATTATTTGCCCAACCAGCGTCCGGCCAGTGCAGACTCAATTAACAGACGAATAGTCAGCGGATCGTGCGGCGCGTTGAAATCTTCCGGGAAATATTCGGCAAACGTGATAGTTTCAGGATTAATGCCAAATATTTCAGCATACCGCTCTAGCAATTCATACGCGTCAAGAGGATCCATGCGAAAGTCATTGTTCAGAGCGGTATCCCGCTCAAGCTTATAACGTCTTAACGTAAACAAACTTCTGCCGTTATAATCTTCAACCAGCGCAAATACAGCTTTCTCTATATCCTCACTTACCATATCTTGTCGTCCTTATGAGCAATAAGGTTATATTTTACCGTAGTTTTCCAGCCAATTTCTGCCACATCAGCGGCCATAATTACCCAGCCTAAAAAGGGGATTGTGCGACCGACGAACGTCCCCAGCTTGTGAGTCATTAACATTTTAATTTGAAGAGGGTTTTTAGGGTTCTGTATCCACGTAGGTAATCTGAATGGAAGACGGTAATCCCGTAACAGCTTTCGAGAATAGACCGAAGCATAAGAGGTGCCTTTCCATGCTCCGTTTAGCTTACCGGATACGTCAATCGTATTTTGCCCCGAGTAAATCGCAACCAGAGCGATGATATCCTTTTTACCGCTGAAGTGCTCTGCAGTCACATCAATCATTATCCAGAAATAAAGCTCTCCTGCAGAAAGGTTAGTAAGTCCGCCATAGAAGTAAGTTCCGTTTAACTGCTCCGTTGTATCCATACCATTCCCTTAAATGGGTACTGTAATGGTCAAAACTGTATCACATCAATTCCGGTCACTGCCAGATGCTGGCTGGCGCTATCTGATGCATTTTGCGACTCTCAAAGCCATAGTTGTCGCTCCGCTGGTATCAAACGATCACGATGCGCACGCTCGGGTCGTTGACGCAGCATGATCTATGCATCTTATTCCTCAGCCCACAGTAGCTAGCATCGCAATGGCGGATCACTTGATGCATGCTTTGAATGCAGTTTTACTAACGTTCATCTCATCATTGCTACTATGGCAGGTTTTGCCAGCGAGAAGAAAAAGCAAAGAGTCTGTCAATATATAAAGGTCAACGCGCCTCATAACAGATATTTAGTTATTGCGAAACCAATAGGTTGATTTGTGAAAAAAGTAAATATAAGTTATGGGGTGCTCTATGGCTGCATTACAGGATGTTTGCTTATGAAATCTTTAATTCATATAGGTTCTTGAAATTGAAGGTAAACATCAAAAATATTGGGTGCAGGCTATGTCTAACAGCGAAGGGAAAATTGCTGACGCTCTTTATGAGATTATGAATAAATGAAGCGTGCTATTTTATGGCTGATTCAGTCTTTTTTCTATTTAGTTCCTGC